TAAAATACTTTTTGGGATTTAAAAACACATATGAAAAAATTTTTTAGAAAATTTTTTGGAATGCATTTATGGATATAGATAAGTTAAAAAAGTTTGATAAATTACCACCTGATGTAAAAAGACAATTAGCTATTTATATGTCTAAGTGGAAAGAAAAGAAAAAACAAACCACAATTAGAGATGACTTCATGGCTTTTGTTAAACATGTTTGGCCAGATTTTGTGGAAGGTGCTCATCATAAAAGAGTTGCTAAAAAATTTAATGATATAGCAAATGGAAAAATTAAACGTGTTATTATCAACATGGCACCTAGACATACTAAGTCTGAGTTTGCATCTTACTTATTACCTGCATGGATGGTTGGTAGAAATCCTAAATTAAAAATTATTCAATCTACTAACACTACAGAATTATCTGTAAGGTTCGGACGTAAAGCAAAACAACTTATGGATTCACCTGAGTACAAAGAAGTATTTCAAACAAGACTAAAAGAAGATTCCCAAGCTGCAGGTAAATGGGAAACACAACAAGGTGGAGAATATTATGCTGCTGGTGTTGGATCTGCAATTACTGGACGGGGTGCCGATTTATTAATTATTGACGACCCACACACTGAACAAGATGCAATGAATGCACAAGCATTAGATAGAACTTATGAATGGTATACATCAGGTCCACGTCAACGTCTTCAGCCTGGTGGAACGATTGTTATCGTTATGACTCGTTGGAACGAAAAAGATTTAACAGGAAGATTAATTCATGCACAAAAAGAACCTAAAGCTGATCAATGGGAAGTAATTCAGTTTCCTGCAATCATGCCTTCAGGAAAACCCCTGTGGCCTGAATACTGGAACATAAAAGATTTACAAGCAGTCAAAGCCTCGATCCCTGGTTCAAAGTGGAATGCACAATATATGCAAAACCCAACTTCTGAAGAAGGAGCTCTTTTGAAAAGAGAATGGTGGCAAAAATGGGAAGGGGATCTTCCTCCATTGGAACACGTCATTCAATCTTATGATACTGCATTTATGAAAAAACAAACCGCTGACTTTTCTGCAATTACTACCTGGGGCGTGTTTCATCCTAGTGAAGACTCTGGTGCCTGTCTCCTGTTGCTTGATGCAATTAAAGGTCGATATGAGTTTCCAGAATTAAGAAGAGTGGCTCTAGATCAATATGGTTATTGGCAACCTGAAACAGTTATTATTGAATCTAAAGCTTCAGGATTGCCTTTGACTTATGAACTAAGAAAAATGGGTATTCCAGTTTTAAACTTTACACCAAGTAAAGGAAATGATAAACATACTAGAGTTAACAGTGTTTCTCCTCTGTTTGAATCAGGGAGAATATGGGCGCCCACGGAAATGGAGTTTGCACAAGACGTTATTGAAGAATGTGCTGCGTTTCCTTTTGGAGATCATGATGACTTGGTGGATAGTACCACTCAAGCAATTATGCGTTTTAGACAAGGAGGTTTAATAGGACATCCTGAAGATTATCAAGATGAACCTTTACAGAGACCTCAAAAGGTGTATTATTAAATGATGAGAGAAAATTACGCAATTGGTTCAGATGATGACATGCCACCTGAAATAGAGGACATGCCTACTGATGAATATTTAGAGTTATTAAAACAACTAGGTGCACCTGTTGAGAATCAGGCATCAGGCATCAGGAGTCTTGAGAAAAAAACAGCATCAATGGATGCTAATGAAAAAGAATTCATGAGACTCGTAGATGAGTTTATGGAAGATGGTTTTAGTCTACAAGAAGCAATTGAAGAAGCTAAAAGAGAATTAGAAGAAAAATCTGTAAGAAGAAAAGCTCCATCAATTAAATTAGCAGAATATGAACCAGGTAATTATGATCCATTGATCGTTGATGAGTATGAAAAATATAAATATGATGCTGAAGAACAAGGTCAACCTGTTATGTCGATTGATGAGTTTTTAAGAATGGCAAGAAGTCAAGCTATGGGTGGTGGCATTATGAGAACTAATTTTAATGCAGGCTCTGCAGAAATTTATGAACCTGAGAGATTAGAACGACAAGCAGAAATTAGAGAAGAAAAAGCAACAGATATTCCAAGCAGACGAAAAGCAAAAGATTTAGATTTAGATATAATGAAAATCAAAGAGCTAATTAAAAAAGCAAAAGAAGAAGAACAAAAAAGAGCTAAGGGCGGTATTGCAGGAGTACTGTAATGCCTGATCAAGTCCCACCTAAAAAACCAAAAAACTATTCTAAAATTTTAGACATGTTAAATACATCAGACATGGCTAAAGCATTAACGCCAAAAACATATATTAATTTAGTAGGTGAATATTCTAAGAAAGCTTTAGACAACGGAGAAATCTCTAAAGAAAAATATATGAGTATTATTCGACCTTTATTTGGTGATGTAGGAATTATGGCTTCTAAAAAGATTGAGGCTTATCAAAAAGATTTAGAGCGATATGCAACAGGAGGCAGAGTTAATTTTAAAGACGGTTCTAACTATTGGTCAATGGTCACACGTAAATTTATTGAAGCAGGAGGAGAGAAAAAAACTGGAATGAACATTAATCAATTTGCAGCAGAATACTTTCCTAAAATGAATAATGACTAAACGATTAACTAAGACAGTTCCACCTAAATCGGGGCCAACCAGTCAGGGCTTGAATATTAATTATAATACTGTTAAAAGTATCAAACTTACGGAGAAAATAAATGGCAGACGACAATATGGACAAGGCTTTACCAAACGAGCCTAGAAAAGAAATTACACTTCCTGGTCAAGAAGAAATTCAAGAAACTTTAGTAGAAGAAGTTCAAGAAGAATTACAAAAACCTGGAGATGTAGAAACAACCGAATTAGAAGATGGATCAGTTGAAATCAACTTTGATCCTAGTGCCGTTTCTCCTGAAGGTGGAGATGACCACTACGCTAACTTAGCAGAATTTTTACCTGAAAATGTTTTAGCTTTATTGGGTTCAGACTTGAACCAAAAATACATGGACTATTCTTCCTCAAGAAAAGATTGGGAGAAAACATATACTCAAGGTTTAGATTTATTAGGTTTTAAATACGATCAAAGAACAGAACCGTTTCAAGGAGCTTCAGGCGCAACGCATCCAGTTTTAGCAGAAGCAGTCACACAATTTCAAGCTTTAGCCTATAAAGAATTACTTCCAGCGGATGGTCCTGTTAGAACTCAAATTCTTGGAATTCAAACTCCAGAAAAAGTTCAACAAGCTAGTCGTGTAAAAGATTTTATGAATTATCAAATTATGGATCAGATGAAAGAATATGAACCAGAATTTGATTCTATGTTATTTCACTTACCACTCGCAGGTTCTACTTTTAAAAAAGTATACTACGATGAAGTGGAAGGACGAGCGGTATCAAAGTTCGTTCCTGCAGATGATTTAATTGTTCCGTATACAGCTACCTCATTAGATGATGCGGAAGCAATTATTCATCGTGTAAAAATTTCTGAAAACGAATTAAGAAAACAACAAGTCGCAGGTTTTTATAGAGACATTGAATTAGCTAAACCTGAAAACAAAGAAAGCGACGTTGAGAAAAAAGAACGAGAGTTAGAAGGTATTTCTAAATCAAGAAATGAAGATGTATATACTTTATTAGAATGTCATGTGAATTTAGATCTTGAAGGTTTTGAAGATGCAAATTCAGAGACTGGTGAGCCGTCAGGAATTAAACTTCCATATATTGTAACCCTAGAAGATGGATCACGTGAGATTCTTTCCATTAGAAGAAATTATGAAATAGGAGATCCAAAGAAAAATAAAATACAATACTTTGTACATTTCAAATTCTTACCTGGTTTAGGTTTCTATGGTTTTGGTTTAATTCATATGATTGGTGGTTTATCAAGAACTGCTACATCTGCATTAAGACAATTACTCGATGCTGGAACCTTATCTAATTTACCTGCTGGATTTAAAATGCGTGGTATTAGAATTAGAGATGATGCACAGTCTATTCAACCTGGAGAGTTCAGAGATGTAGATGCTCCTGGTGGTAATTTAAGAGATTCATTTATGATGCTTCCGTTTAAAGAACCAAGTCAAACACTACTTGCATTAATGGGAGTAGTTGTTCAAGCAGGTCAACGATTTGCATCGATTGCAGATTTACAAATTGGTGATGGTAATCAACAAGCAGCAGTAGGAACAACAGTTGCTCTTTTAGAAAGAGGCAGCAGAACTATGTCTGCGATTCACA